TTAGCCAATACCAAACGATCTTATCGAACTAAAATCATCGAGTTTTTCCAGCGCCTCTTTCATCTCCCGCTGACGCAGATAAATTTCATTGTTCCTGTCCATGCTGGCCTGCGCCATCGCCGCCGCCAGTTCCCCGGCTTGTGCCATTGTCAGGTGTACCTGCCGGTTGCTGGTATCCCCCCAGACAAACACATCACGGGCGTTTTCTGCTTTGGCGGCAACGGTGACGGGCGACAGACGCGACAGTGAATCAGGGCCTCCGTTCCATGTATGACCGTTCCATTCAAACGTGAACGGTTGCGACTCCTGCTGCTCACGCCATGCTTCGATTTCCTGGCGCTTTGCTGCTTTTGCCGCCTCCAGCATTTCTGGTGTGACGTTAAACGGGGCTATCTCTCCCCATTTGCCGCTTTGCAGCTCCTGCCAGATGTGCTGGCCTGTTTCTGCTGTATCATCCTGAATGGCGGTATACGGGACGAACGCCTTTTCTCCCTCAAATAACACCTCACAGTCAACTGCACCACTTTCAAGCCAGCGGGCGTTTTTAATTTCCTGAATTTCCATGAGTCATCCTAAGCAGTCCGGACAAACAGACCAATCATTGCTGTGGTTGTGCCCCCGGAATTGCCGGGCAAACCAGACAACGCAGTAAATGTTCCCGCCATCGGACACAGGCCGGGCGAAGCCACAACCACCTGGGGCGTGGAGGCATAAGGGCCGCCTGTATTACAGGCGGCAGTGACAGAAATTACGGCAAGCCGGGAGCCCGGCACTCTCACCCCGCGGTAAAATTTACGGGATGAATCCGTATCCGAAGTGCCACAGTAAGCCGCAAGCACCACACCACCGATATCCGGATAGCCGTACCCGCTGCCCCTGAGTGAACTCAGAGTGTTTGCGATACCGTCCGCACCCAACAACCAGTTTCGCCAGCCACGAAACCTGTCGCCACTGATGGAATTAACAATTAAACGGTTATGATAAACCTCGCCGTTACTCCCATAAAAGATGACGAGTTTATCCTTTATGTGATGGCTTTCGTTACTGACAACCGTACCGGGGATTTTGATTTCAACTATTCCGTCAAATACCACACCTTCCAGAATGGGTTTATAACCGTTGCCACCATACTGTGAAACCGCATACTGGCCCGGAGGATTGCTTTTCACCCAGGGCAGAAATTCTGACGGTCCCTTATCTGCGCTAAACATTTTTATCGTGCGAAAAAAAGCACCATATCCGAACGCCCCCGGCATTGCCACACGCTCCGGGGTGCGGTCATAGATATCTGTCTGCACGTCTTTGGTGGCCGCACCTTTCAGCCCCAGATAATCCAGCACCTCTCCCTTCGAATTCTGACCAGTCAGCTCACGCCCGACCGCCGTCAGGTTTGCCAGCGCCATTACGTTTTTATCGCTGAAATACGGCATCTTGTTTCCGGTGGCGGGTAATGAAGACAATGACGTCAGCACGTCGCTCAACGGCTGTTTGCCCGCCAGTGCGTTCGTCATGGTTGTCGCGAAATTCGGGTCATTCCCCAGTGCGTCGGCTAACTCCTTCAGTGTGTCCAGCGTTTCCGGCACAGAACCCACCAGAGCGGCGATTAACGCCCGGACGAAAGCCGCGTTAGCAATTTCACGGCCAGTGGCACTTAAATCCGGTGTGGGGGTCGTCGGCGTTCCGGCCAGCGCCGGGCTGTTCAGCGGGGCTTTTTCCTTCACCTCATCCATGACGGTTTTGACGGCCTTTGGCGTGGCCGCCAGCGCTTCGCTGTCGTTGTCCGTGGCGCTACAGAGTTGTACCAGCCCTTTTTCTGTCGTGGTGGCGTTCGTGGCATTCAGGCCATCAACAATCTGCTGCGCACTGTCGCGGTATCCCCTGGCCTCCTGTGCGCTGTTTTTAGCCTCATTCGCAAAACGTTCTGCATCCTGGCGGGCCGTGGTGGCGGCGGTCACATCCTGCGCGGTCTGCTGTGCGCTTCCGGCTGCATTATCAGCGTGATTTTTCGCGTTCTGCTCGCTTAGGGCTGCCGCTTCGGCGCTCTGCTGCGCCTGCGCCACCATCTCTTCAAAGCGTCTGACCACATCCGGCTTTAAATCGTCTTCACTGAGGGCGGTCAGAAAATCATTCAGCGTGCCGGGCTTCGCGTCGTGGTAAACCGAAATATCACCGACACAGTATTCATCACGCCAGTCCTGTTTCAGATAAACACAGTATTTCCCGGCCTGCGCTTCAAACGAATATTCACCGTTATTTCCCGTCACCACATCAGCAATGGTGCGCATCACCACCTCAGATGTGTTTACACGGGATTTCAGAATAATATGGCATCCGGACAGAGGGATGCCTGCGCCGTCAACCAGCGCACCCGATATCAGTACGGACATAAAATATCCCGGATTAAAAAAGTCTGATTACGTTAAAAAGAACAGAAATACGAACGGAGGGAATTACATTTCAGGGGTGACAGGCCAGTCGATATCCGGTGCATCTTCCGGATTAATGCGACTCAGCAGCACGCGGTATTTTTTCCATGCCACCAGGCGCTGTTCCTCCTCCTTCGTCGCCATCCCCAAATCCACGGCGTCCTGCAGTGTGGCGATAGCCTCTCCCGCCTGTTGCAGTAAGGATTTCCTGCGGGCCGCCGCCTCTGCAATCAGTGCATTACGTTCGGCTTCTGCGTCCACCACCCATTTTTCGCCATCCCATTTCCGGTACTCGCCATCAGGAGGCAATGTAGTCACGTGCTCCGGTAGCGGGCCGGGGTCGGCAATATACATCTGACGCCCGGTCTTTGTATCGTAAACCGTCTCGCCACGGTGGTCCTCAGTCAGGCTCCATGTACCGGTTTCCGGGTCAAAGACCGCAATGTGTCCCTCCGGGATTTCCGGCGGCGCAATGTCGGTACTGTCAGCCGGTAATCCGGTGTGCGGCGGAATGTACGCATCCCCCGCCCCGATAAACTCTTTGGTGTCTGCCCGCAGATTATAAATTTTGATGGTCTGCGCCTTGCTGCTCATTTTAAATGTCATCACGCCAGCCTCACTATGTAGTTAAATGCAATGTTTTTTACGGTGGTCTCCGGGTTGCCGTCCTGGTCCACTATCACCACGTGACCGTGCGGGCCAATCCAGACGGTGTGGACGTGTCCGCCGATATTAATCGTATGGACGTGTCGCCCTCCCGCCTTCGTCCATTCGCCGCTCCCGACATGAAGTGAAAGGTGGTTTGAATCTCCCCAGTACGACCATACACGCCCGCCGAACTCATGGACGTGCTCCCCGTCTTCACTGGTGGTTTTTGTCCCGTAGTCAAAATGTGACGTGGTTTTCGTTCCGAGGTCGGTCTCCAGCGCCCTCGCCGTGTGCCCGTGCGCCTTGTTGCCGTCCATCTCCTGAGAAAGCACCGCGCGGCCTGCGGGCTTCCCTTTAATCGTCCAGCCCCGCATGTCCGGAATAATGCCGGATGGATGCGCCCGCGCCAGCAGCGGATAAGCGGACTTATCAAAGGCCTGTCCATACATAAAAGCATAACCACCATCCGGGAGCGCATCCGACGGCCACGGGATCGGCGCGCCAACCGGGTAAAGGTTTGCCACCACGCCCGATAACCCCAGATTCACCAGGGCCTGTTGTTTATCGGGAATGTCACTGAGGTTATTTTCTTTAAGCAGGGCTTTTTTACCAATCAGCGCCAGCACAGCCAGAAATAACTGGTTGTGTTCCTTTTTATTCAGCGCAATTCCCGCCCCCTCAATCACATGACAAATCTCTTCCTGAACGGCATCCCACATATCGCTGTTCAGCCAAGTGGCAAGGCGCCCCGTGCGAAGACTTCCGTCAGTAAATCCGTTCTTGCCCGGGCCAAATTTATCTTTTACCGCAGTCAGCGTATCAATCCTGTGCATCTTCAACCTCATCAGGATAGGAAAATAAAACGACGGTATGTGACGGGCACAATTTATTAATCACACACTCGGCAACGGTATCGCCCCACGTCCGGATCGGTGTGTTACAGGCATCCGTGCACGTCTGCCACTGAGCGCCCGCATCCACTGGCAACGTCACACGCCAGAAGTAACGCCAGCGATCTCCCCATTCAGGATCGGGGCTTGCATCCAGGTGCTGGAACTGTTCGATCGTCACGCCGGTATATCCCAGCGCCTCAAGCTGATCCCGAAAAAACTGCTCATTTATGCCACCAGCCACATTAGCTTTTGCTTCCAGCCGTTGCTGACGCTGGCGTAATGTCTGAGTCCCGACAGGGGAACAGGAGTCTGGTAAACCATACAATTTTTCATAACGTTCAATCAGTTCTGTTGACTGACCCGGATCTATTTCAATCACCAGTTCATCAGCCCGTTGGTGGACACGCACAAGCGACGGCGCCAGACCGTCAAGCACACTGTCAGTATCTGACCATGCAGGTCCCGGCGGCATCAGCCCGTACAACAACTTTGTATAATCATCCTGTAACGAATCCATTATTTACTCCTTACCGGGTCATAAGCCTGCCATGTGATCTCCCCAAGCACCGGAAGCTCGGTTTTCCCCAAATCAATATCGGATGAAGGAACGATTAACCGGTGAGCCACTTCGCCTGCAGATAAACTGATGGCCTCGCTGATTCTGGACAGATACATACGCCCTTCCGGTACACCATCCCGGAACATCAGCGCATTCAGTTCTGCTTTTATTGCAGCCCTGATCCGTGGTGTGTCCTTCGATAGCGCAATCGTCATCGGGATGACTTTCTCTGTTGCACCGAATACATACAATCCGCTTCCGGCAACAGGAGCCAGAGGAAGAATGTGGTCTCTGACTGCGTTAATGACGCTTTCATCCGGGGCCGGATGCTCCGGATCGTTTGTCGCCACCATCACTCCTACCGTTCCAATGCCTTTCCAGTGCCTGAAAGTCCATGCGCGGTTAATTCCCTGAACTTCTTTCGCCCAGATAACATAATCAGGATCTGCGCCCCCCTGCGGGATGTAGTAATAACGTTCCATCACCCGTGCCCGCCAGATTTCAAGGTTCTCAATATCTTCTCCGCCAGTGATGGTATCCGCGTACCCCGAGGAGGGCAGGCCACTGACAGGCGTTCCCAGTTGCATGGCAATACCGTCATCCGTATTTCCTGCTGAACCGGGTTCATCTGCCACCACAGGCACCCGCAACAGACCTCCGGACGCCGTCACCGTTGCGGTGGTCGTAAATGTCACCTGGTCTTCACGCTGGATTTGTGTGCCTGCTGGCAGAGTTGGCACACCTTCAACGCCATCCCAGCGAACATATCCGACAGCAGCAACGGCGGCTTTTCTCGGGCACCGTTTGATTCTGGCGTGCCGATATAGCCAGTCTTCATCACACATGTCCGGCAACAGATTTCTGGCAAGATAATCAATATACCCATACAACGTGTGCACGGCTGCGGCCTGTACTCGGGCATACACTTCCGCATCCATACGACGAAGCAGCGTATCCTGCTCAAAACGGGTTAATAAATCGCTCCGGATCACAGAGATAAGCTGCGGGAGGCCGGGGCGATAAAACTGACTGTCAGCCATTCAGTTCACTCCAGATATCATCAAAAATAATGTTGTGAATATTGCCGTCACGCTGGTAAATGGTAATGACGAGTGCCAGCGAATCTGTTCCGGTCCGGACAGCGTTAATATCAAGACAGGAAGCAACACCATCCTCCACCATCCACGCCAGCGCCTCACGGGCATAATCTCTGGCAAGCTGCGGGGTTTTGTTGGTCAGTTTGCTCCGGCGTAGCAAATACAGGCGCGAGCCGATACGATCATTCTGAACGGCAGGCCAGGTATCCCCCCACCATCCAAATGTCTGCGACGTATCATCATCCCGCTCAGCCCGCCTCCATGTGAAAAGCGAAATAATTACCGCCCGTGTCAAAAGGTCGAGCGAAGCCTCGGACGCTACTGGTCGCCCGTTAACTTTAATCATCATGGTTATCAGCTCATCTGTTGAACCGGAGCGTCAGTGACACCACCGCCATCACCGTTTTCATTATGGTTATGGCCATTGTAGGTAACACGCATCTGACTCATGGTTATACCGCCGCTGTCGCAGTTATCAGTGATGTCACACGTAGACTCAATGGGCATTTCAAAACGCGCTTTAGACGCATTTTTGAAAATGATCGGCTTTCCGGCACCGTTCACCACAATACCAGAACGAGTGAGGACAACTGACTGCCCCTGATCGTCATAAAGCGCCACTTCCCCACGTTTCAGCCCTTTTAACCGGTAACGTCTGTCAGCCACGACCACAACCACGCCATGAGAACGATCGCCCGCCGGGAATAAAGCAACGCCCTCAGCACCGTTCTGTGCGGCAGATGTAAAACCATAAGGTTCAAGGTGCTCAACGTGTTGTTTCTGATCTCCGGCTATCATTTTCACCCCTACAGACTGACACTTTCTGGCGGAATCCACCGCCGTGATGACAGCCCGGGAAATCAGATTACGGAGAGAAAGTCCGTTCATCAGAAATCCTCCTCATTATTTTTTTTCTTCCTTGCGGTAACAGGCTCAGGGAGATAAGCATCTGCCGGGCCAACCCGTAATTCGGTCGTTGTGCCCCGGTCATCATGGTTATAGGTGACTTCCGCGATAACCAGTTCATCATTATCAAAGTTATTCAGCGGGTCGAAAACGATGACAGATAATCCCGGGCGCCATAACGCGCCATTGCCCTGTCGCCAGCCCTGAACCGTATATGTTGTCTCACGGGTAAGCGCGGCCCGTTGACGCGCTTCAAATTCACAACGGGCCTTACAGGTTGCTGTTGTCGCTGTACCTGACTGCTGAATCAACAAAGGGCGATAACGGGTAACACCGCTGTCCTGAATGGTCTGACGTATTGCGGCAATGGTCGCCTCACCAAAATCAGCATCGTTACCCGGGCGTTGTCCACTGACCTGATATTCAGAAAATCGCTCTCTGATGCTTCTTTCCGTGTCACAGGAAAGAATATTATCCCCCAGCACCAGTGCCGTCGCCGCTTTGCCTGTTCCGGGTTTCCCCAGAACCAGTCGCCCCCATTCATCGTCATAAGCCAGCGTCTGAACCTGCCCCAGTAACCGGTTAAGACAATCGGCAACGGTTTCGCCATGCTCCGGCTGGGCATCAATCACCGCTGTCTGCGGCACACCAGCATCAACAACGGTGATGCCAAATGGCGCAGCCAGTTCACTGACTATTCTGAGCAGATTTTTTCCGCTCTGCTGGAGTGGCGAAGCAGAGCAGTCAACCAGATCGGCTGTTTTGCTTCGCCCGACAATCCCCATGCTGACGCTGCTGGCGTCATAACGAAGCGGTAGCGCCTCCACATATCCGGTAAGTACGGGATCATCCCCAATAAGCACTTCAACCAGGTCACCATTTTTTATCCGGGGTTGATAATCCCGGCTGCCGGGCCAGCGGGTGGTGATGGCAACATTAAAATCGCGGGCAATACGGTTAATGCCCGCACTGATACGGACGGATGTCCAGCCGCCCCATTCGCGACCGGAAACCCGAAGTAAAACGGTATTATTCATCTGACGGGTACCCTTAATGCCCTGACCGGAACAAAGCCCGGATGAGATATGGCATTTCGATCCAGGATATCCGTTTCACGGGATGCATCGTCGTACCATGACGCAGCCAGAACAAGCGCGGGCAGAACCTCCGCTGGCGTTCGCTCTGCGGTTTCCTCCGTCTGAACCAGACGCGCCTGAATATCCCGGTTCAGTTCTGTACGTAATGACGTCAACTGAAAAAACAGTCTGTCATCCGTCGTACGTCTGAGCTCCTGTTCAATCGCCGCGTTCAGCGATTCGCGTATGATGGTGAGATTTTCCCGCGTTGGTGGTTGCGCTGTCGCATCCTGTTCTGTGCTGGCTGCCACGCTGTCAAGTGCCGGATGAGAAACATGAATAATATCGGACTGACGTTCAGTGGAACCACCAACAGCCACAACCGCCTGCTGATTTTTCACCAGACTTCCGGGTTGCGGTAGTGAAGTGACCGCCCTTGCAGCCTCGCTGATTGCCGTCGTCCGGATGACTGCAGCCACCAGATTTGTCTGCTGTTTTTGCCTGACAACCGATACGGAATCTGTGGGCCACACCGCACGCGGCGCCAGCCCTGGATCCAGCGTAATACCGGACATTGTCGTTATGGACTGCACCAGATCCTGTGTGTTATCCACCAGTCGGGTTCCGGCCCGCCAGGTATTCTGCAACGTATGTACAAAATCACTGGCAACCGACGGCGGCATCAGAATGACAGACAAATCGCCCTGCATCAGCCTCATTCCGGCAGAAACAGCAGAATTAACCATTTTGAAAGCCGTCTGAACGGTTCCCAGCATATCGGTTGCCCGGGCAATAACATCGTTCTGAATAAAGTCCGCTATTCCCGCGAGATCAAAATCGCCGGACATGTCTTCAATCAGTTCATCCAGGAATCCGGACGACTCCTCCAGTTTTCTGGCGGTTGCGGCTCCGGCTACCGGAAATGATAATTCCCCGCTCTCAACAAACTGAAATGAAACCCGGCACATACGACCCTCAGTGTTGGAGTGAGAAACGGTCACCTGTCCGTCAATACAGCCCTGCATTTCACCGAATTGCGGATGGATCAGTGTCCCCGGCCCGGCGGTTTCAATCGCTGTAATCAGCCTGTCGCGCAGCTCTGCGTAATCATCACCAACGAGATACGCATTAATCGTCAGCCGCCGCGTGGCACGCCCAAGATCTTCCGTGTACGGTTTATCACGGTTTGGATATTCATGGACCTGAACGCGGCGTCCGAACGTCCCCTCGTCGCTTTCCACCGAAAACGGAACGCCACGGAATGAAGCCTCGTAAAGATTATCGCGCCAATTGATACCTGAAGATGCAGAAAGGAGTGAAGAAAGAGAAGGTAAAGAAGGTAAGTCCATACTGTCTCCACTATAAAAAACCGCCAATTTCTGGCGGCTTATATATTAATCATCATTAATATCTTTCATATTCAATTTGCAATTTTCGTAGGTCACTCCCGACTCCCCATTAACATTAACTCCAGCTCTGATATTCCCGTTTTCTTTTACATCTACAAAAAACTGGCCTCTTGGCATCTTGAACGCAAATGTAAAACCAACAGTATCTGAATCAAAATCATCATCTTTATGTATTGGGATCAGAAATGTCATCGTCGCTGGTGATGCATTGTTTGCAAAATCAAACACACCTATACTTTTGCCGAATTCATAAGAAGCTTTTCTCAATATAATCGCACCACTGGCAGAAGGGGATGGGCACGATATCCTCAGTTGTCTGAATCTCTCTATATCCAAGTCAACGTCATTATCTGCAGATGTTTTAACGTTACTAATAAATTGTGAAACAATCTCCTCATTTGTTAGTATTTTCGCCTGAGCACAGCAAGAGGTTAATATTACAACCGTCATTAAAAATGGCTTTATCACAAAACAAACTCCATTGTTAGCATGTTACGCGATAATTTTGCCTCATCTCTCACCACAAAAAAAGAACTCACCTTTTAAATGGAGAATACCCAACGTCATGGGTGATTTTCATAAAGGGATCGCCTGTTTTCGGCAAATCAATGACGCGCATTCCAGGCGGCGCGTTGTCAAACGTCACTTTAAGTTCACTTCGTTGCGAACGGTACATTGATTCAAGATCTAATACGGGCCTTGAGTCTGGAGTTAAAAATTCTTTAAAACGCGGCCAAAATCCTTCATACCCACGTTTTTTTTCATTTTCACGCATACGGTTAACCAGAAAGGCCCCTTTCGATACACCTGATTCTTCGGCCTTGTTATCCAGTTCCTGCAATTCCTTAAAGAGCGACAACACAATTCCGATCGTCAGTGTCATAGCCCCCATTCGACCAATTTTACCCAGCACACCAGAAAGCCGGGTAGCCAGTCCCAGGGCAGTGCGTAATGATCCGAGCGTTTTAGCCGTAAACGTTCCCGCCATGTACATACCCACGCCCCCCAACACCGTCTCCCAGCCCCCTATCGCCTTAGCCACCTTATCCACTTCAACCCAGACATTTTTAATAACCGGACCAACAGTCTCCCAGTTATCGATAATGAGATATGCCCCACCCACCAGCAAAGTAATAAGCCCCTTTGCTGGTGTCATCTTCATGACGCTACCCATGATTTTTGTCAGGCGGGATAAGGTGCCAACGGCAACACCAAACGACAGTAACGTCAGTCCGACTTTAGCGATGCTTTTAACCACCTCCGGATTTTCTCTGACAAAGGTGCGAACATCCTCAAGGAAAGGCTCCATCGCTTTTATGCCTTCATTCACCGAAGGCAAAAAGGTTTCGCCCAGTGTGGAAGAAATCGCTTTTGTCTGGTTCTGCAGCAGCAACAACTGGTTTTCCGTCGTCGCGGCACGGGCGGCATATTCTTTCTGCATTGAGCCGCCATACTGCTGTGCATCCGCCACACGATTAAAATTCGTTCGCAATAAATCCAGATTCGTGAGCAATGGTGCGATGGCACCCAGAGATTCCTTCCCGAACAGCGCATTAAGTACGGCAGCCTGTTTTTCTTCCGGCACCTTTGCCAGCGATTCCAGAACATGCAGCATGGCGCCACGGGCGTCTTTCTGCATATCTGCCGCCAGCTTTTTCGGATCAATGCGCAACAGGCGAAGCGCTTTTTTCTGCGATTTTGTGGCAGACCCGCCTGCGGTCAGCGAAAGCATGAAGTTTTTTATACCGGTTGCAGCAACTTCCGACTCCACACCCATGCCCGCGATTGTCGCCCCCATCGCGGCAATCTCTCCGGAGGCAACCCCGGCAACGCTTCCCAGAGGGCCAATACGGGTTACAATATCGGAGATTTTTTTCGCGTTCGCCGGGCCGGTATTACCGAGATAATTGATTTTGTCAGCCAGACCTGCAACTTCATCCTGAGTCATTTTGAACGCGGTGCGCCACTGCGCCATCATCTGACCGGACTCTTCCGCCGTGGTGTCAAAGGCCACCCCCATCTTCACCGCGTCTTCCGCAAACTTCATCAACTCCCCGCGGGCAATGCCAGCCTGCCCACCCGCCGCCACGATTTCAGCGATACCTTCCGCCGACATGGGCAGTTCTGCTGACAGGTCGCGCACCTGCTCCGTCATTGCCTTAAACGCTTCCGGCGTATCCAGACCATCCACCACTTTCCGGACATCCGCCACTTTTGACTCAAGGGCAATGGCAGATTTTACCGGGAGCGCCAGCGCCCCCAGTATGGTTGTTCCGGCCCCGGCCGCGCCCAGAGACAAACTGGCGAACTCTTTCTGAAACCCTTTAAGCTGACGCTGTATTCCCCTGAGCGGTGCCGACACCTTATCGACGGCGGTGATGATGGCTTTTAGCTGAAAACTGTCAGCCATGCTTCATCTCCTCGTTAATGCGGACGGCTTCTGCCTCCAGTTCAACAAACTGAGAAACAGCCGTCCGGCGAAGTTCCAGGGGGTTTAGCTTCCAGAACCAGGCAACATTGTAGAATCGCTTTCTGAGATGTTTTCCGTCTCCGAGCTGGTAAAAAAACGCAGGATCACCATGCTCGCTTTAAAAATGTCCAGCTTCGCCATCTGTGCCGCCGACGAACGGGGGATACCCGCCAGCACAGGAATGTATTTCAGCGCCGCCTGGCTGTCCGGCTTCACCGCGCCATCACCGGAAATACTGAACGGAAAACCCAGTGCCTCGATCTCGTCATATGTGGGCTCCCGTATCTCAAGTACATGCAGCGTTTCCCCGTGAGCAACAATCGGTTTTTTTAATTCCAGTTCTGTAACAGCCATTACTGATAACCTCCTTCTTCACCATGAAATTCCAGATCGACAGTACCTTCTTCGGCGTTATGGTTTGCTTCCCCGTGCAGCCAGGCCGATGACAGCACATACACCATGCCGTTCGCCAGTTCGGCGGTAATGGTCATCTGGTCTGAGGTGGTAAGTTTGTCCACAGGGAAACTCTTTGGCACCTTAAACGTGCCTTTAACGTAGGGTGAGCGCCATGACTCCTTATAATCCACATCGCCCGTCATCCCGACCACATCGTCCCGGACACGGGTATTCATCGGCACTTCAATGCCTCCCGTCAGCGACAGTTGCTGACCATCCACTTTAAAAAAACAGGTTCCGGCGATCTTTGCCATTATGCTGACTCCTCTGAATACTGGAGACGGAACTGGTTAACCACCGCAAAGACACGTAACTGGTTAACATAATCTGGCGGGAACAGAGTGTTCAGTCGGTTCGGGTTATCTGCATCCCGCTCTACAATCAGATAACGCCTGAACAGATCGTAATTTTCCACGATGCCTGCACGCTCCATCTGGCGATATGTCGCCAGAAGTTCCCCTTTGATAACGGCAGGAGTGACAATGGCCTGCCCCGGGCCAAAACGGGTACCATCATTCGCCAGCTTGTGACGCCCGTACTTACTGGTGATAATCGATTTCAGTTTGCGAAGAACGTATGCGCTGGTATGCAGTGTTTCACTGTCCAGATAGCTGTTGTCTGCCACGCCATATGCATTCTTTTTGTAGGTGGTTACGGAACGCTGGATCCGCAACGTGCCGCCTTCCACATAAGCCGTCGCCACGCCGTGAGATAAAAGGGTCTGCTGCTCTGTCATGATGAATCGCTTACCTTTCGGTGCCGGAAGCATCCCCACCAGTTCCCCCGTCTGTGTCTGACGGGCCGGGTCATTCCGGATAAATACCGCTTCACGGGCAAGGCGACTGGCAACCAGTTCATCGACAGGCGACTGGGTTTCCTTTTCGTAACCGGCAAGCGTGATATGTTGCTGATTATGCATATCTCCGGCATCAACCAGCTCTGACAGCGTTCCCAGTTTTGCGGTATAGACATGCCCGTATAACTGGCGCGCATAACTCCAGCGACCGCTGCTGTCATTCATTTCGGTCATCATCATATTGATGGAGGCGGCATCATTGAATGGCAGACCGATAAAGTCGAATGCCTCATCGCCCATAGCAGCAACAGCGGCGGTAAGATCAGGCACTCCGCTACCCGCAGTTCCGGCTTCCGTCACGACCTGAAGTCCCGCAGGCAGAATCTCACCACCACCAGAACCATAATAATTCAGGCAGACAGGTAACTCGTTACCATACAGCCCCTTATGGCGGGCAGTCAGCGTCACCACACCTGCATCAGATGACGCCGTAAACGGCAGGGTGATAACCCCGTTTACCGCTTCCTTAATCGCGGTGGCAACCGCAGTGGCATCATCGCCATTCACCACAGGCACCTGTACACGGGAGCGCCCGACATACAGACTCAGGGTACCGCTTTCCTCTGCTTCTCCGGTAACCGTCACCCTGACCGTCGCCGCCGCCCCTTTAGCTTCCGGTACCGCAATAACATACAGTTCACCGAAAGGATCTGTCTGACGGTATACTTCGACCATGCGCGCCAGCTGGCTCCCGGTCCCACACATCTGGCGGGCATAATCCGCCGACGGCATCAGTACCAGGCTGTTCATCTCAATCGCGGCACTATTGCTTGCATGGCCCAGCAATAGTACGGGAGCGCTGGTCACTGCCGTATTTGCCGCTGAATTATCCATCTCCGCATAAAAAAGCGGCACCAGCGTGGTTGACGGAACGGTATTAAAACTTATCGTCATGATTTTTTAACCTTATCCTGTTTAACACGGACCACGTCGCCCGCCGCGATGCGGCGAAACCAGTAGCTGCTCTCTTCCACATTTCGCCCGTCGACAGGCAAAAGGTCGCCACGGGCAGGGTCGGGAACCGACCGCCCTTTCAGGGGTTTTACAAACATGGGTTACTCTGATTTTTGAGGGAAATTTATCTCCAGATGGTGTTCAGCTTCACCATCCGGGCCATTACCGGGATCGATGTAATCCACATCGACAGCCAGCAGGGATAAGTCCGGCAGGGCGTGAATATCCTCAGCCTGCCGGGTGTCCTCCTCCGTGATTTCATACTTCACCGTAAAGTCGAACTGGTAATACAGCTCGTAGCGGTTCAGCTCCAGCAGAGTGCCTCCGGCATATACAATCTCACCACCCTGTGGGTCCGGCGCCCATCCCAGCAGGGCTCTCCAGAGCTCTCCCCGGACATCATGGACGGCGTCATACGCTGCCCACTGCCCTTTTTCATCCCGCTCATTGCTGAGCACCACAATCACGGAGAAGCCTTCTGTCAAATCCTGCCAGTAATCGGTCTGTGATTTTTGTTCCCCCGGCGCATCGTCAGAGGGGACCACATAGGCAGCAGGCAGGCGCAGTTTTCCGGCATCAGGGAGCGACTTAAACTGCGCAGCACCACCAATACGATGTTCAAAACGCGGGCATCGCTCTCGCAGCGCCGCAATTATCGTTGTCAGTTTCATTTATGCTTCCTTTTTACCGGGCGTAACGAACGCTGCAGCTCACGGGACAGTAACTCCTGCGTCCAGTGACGCCGCCGCTCAATAACGTCAGCCATAAAATTGTTGCGCGGCCTGATGCGCCACGGAGAAGAATGGTGTTTTTTCTGCCGCTTATCCTTTTTATCCATTCCATAAGCTGAATGGCGAACGCCGTAATACAGAAACGCCGGATAATAGGGGGCTCCCTCGGGGAAGCGGCGATTCCCCTGCCCGTTTTTCTGGTTAGGAGAAATTTTCACCATCAGCCCGGGGCGACGGGTCGTTTTTTTGGGAACGTAATAACCAATAGAGCGGGCCAGACGCCCGCTCTGATACCCCGGGTTCTCGCCCGGACCGGAACGCCCGCGTTTAATCACCAGACGTCTGGCGTCGCGCATATAAACGCGCCCGATTTGCACAAACGCCCGACGAAGACGGGCGCGATTAAACTCCAGCTCCTTCGGTTGTTTAAAGTCGACGTGTAAAAATGCTGTCTGATCCATGACACTCACCCCGTCGTCGCTCTGTACACAGTTCTTCACATTCCAGTAATAAAAAACGCCGCTGACCGTTCAGGTCACGTATTCGACGTATCCGGTACACCTGACCGTAATAAACCACCTCATGATCTGCCGTAATGTCGTGCCGGAAACGGATCGTAAAATAATGCGTAACGATATTTTCTGTCTGCACTGAGCCCTGATAAGCAGCAGCGCCTGGCTGAGCCACCTTTGCCCAGACCTCAGACGATTCCGGATACGTCGGTTTCGTACCAAAGTCAGCAGTGGGTTCATCAACACGCCGACGGATAGTTATCCGACGGTTAAGTTCACCGGGGTCCGGCAGAAGATAAGTTGCGCTGGTCTGACTTTGTCTGATTTTCATAGCGGTACAATCCTGTAAGGGCCGGCAAGCCATCTGAAGCTCATCGGTGTTTCCATTTTTTCCACATCGGCGATCGCTGAACGATTTTCATAAAAATGGCTGACCAGCATCAGCATTGCCAGACGAACATCGTCCGGAAGATGGATGCCGTCCGGATCATCTTCCGGAATGGTTTCACCCGGCGTATAGAGTTTCCGGTTAAGAAAGGTTTCCGTTCTCGCCTGAACCGCCTTTGCAAGCAGTTTCAGAAAATCGCCGTCAGTATACAAACCATCATCGAGCCGGAGGTGAGACTTAATTTCCTCTTCTTTCAGGAGCATGTTTCCTCCCGTGCCCGCCGGAGCGCGGGCACAAAAAAACCGCATTTCGCGGCTTATTTCTGTTTACCTGTTGCACTGATTTTCATCAGTTTAATCGCCTGAGAGTCCACCAGCATACCGCCGGTTCGTTTGGTGGTATAAAAACCCACGAACGGCTTGTTGGTGTACGGATCGCGCAGGATACGGGTACCAATGCGGTCAACGATGGTATAGCCCCGTTTGAAATTACCAAACGCAATAGCTTTTGCATCGGCGGTAATATCCGGCATTTGTTCATTCTCAACAATACCATACCCCGCCAGTGAAGAAGGCTGGCCAAGCTCAATACCCGGACGCCACAGGTAATTCCCCTCGTTGTCCTTCAGCAGACGGATGGCAAACAGGCTGTTATTGTTCATCATGAACTTCGCGCCGCTGCGGTGCGCCTTGCGCAGGGTGTAAATCAGCTTAATGATCGCATCAGCCGTCACGCCGGAAGCCGCGCCGGAAGCAATATGCTGGAGTTTACCGAATTTACGGGTTTTATCGTCCTCGTCGGTGGACTCATATGCCAGAAAACCTTTCGGTTTTTTGCTGCCGTCGCCACTGGTAAAGGCGATCTCTTCCTGCTCAGCAAATTCCAGTGCCAGCTCACTGTTGATCCAGGCCTCCACATCAAAGAAAGCATCATCGAGCATTTTCTGGGTGGCCTGCGGATTACCGTAGATTTCCCCCATAAAGGGTTCAATCAGCCCCAGTTTTGAGGTGGCAGTTTCCGGACGTGCATCCGTTTCCCCCACCCATCCGGACGTTGTTCCGCCAAGATTCACCAGTTTCTTATAATCCGAGCCCCCGAGTGTGATCACAGTGGCTTCCTGGCGCATCACCACTTCGTCTTTCAACAGCGTCAGAATGGTGCGATCCAGTTCTTCCGGAATGGCGTAACCGCCATCTTCATCGTTACCCACCTGCAGCGCCTTACGCTCAAGCTCACGCAGGCCGTCTTCACGCCCCTTGCGCATAAATCCGATAAACGCTTCTTTATGTTCACCAGCAACTTTATTTTGCGTGCCGCCTGCCGGACGCTTAACTTCAGCCAGCTCAGCCTCAAGATCGTTTTTGAGATTTTCCAGCTCAGCCAGTTTTCCGTTGAGGGTTTCCACTTCCCCGGCAAGTTTTCCTTTTTCCTGCTCGATTGCGTCGATGCGTTTGTCGTTTTTTTCCTTAAAATCGTCAAATTTCGCCTGCAGCTCCTGCGCGACATGCTCCACATCTTTAATGTCAGCCATTATTTTTCTCCTGGTTAAAATTTAAGATTTTTCAGTGCATTCAGTGCGGCATCCACATCCTCAGCATCACGCAGGGATAAAGCGCCATATCCCCCGGCCATGAATGCTTTGGCCTGGGTTCGCGAGAGTCCAACATCGCGCAGGACCCGCTCAATGATTTTCTGATCAGGGATCTCCCCACGCGCCAGCGCATTTTTCACATCGCTGATACGTGCCTCATCATTGGAAGGAAACGTCACCAGACTGACTTCCCACAGGTCGATCGCTTTCAGCAGGAATACACCTTTTTCACGGTCGTATTCCCAGTCTTTCAGGATGTAGCCAATAGAAAGGCCGGTTAAAGAACCGGCCTTCATATGGGCATGTGCACGTTTTGCCAGGGGATCATCATCAACGAGTAATCGTCCCCTGACGTAAAGCCCGACATCATCTTCTTTCATTTCGGTGTATACACCGATGGGCTCATCCATACGGTGCTGCCAGAGCAACGCAGGCAGCGCCTTTTTTTCACTCCATTTCTGAAGTGTTGTGGTAAAGGCACCGGGAACCACCACATCATCGTGGCTGTCCTTAACGCCAAAAACCGAGCCATAACCTTCAAATTCGCCGGAGTCGCTGACAGATTTCAGGCTCAGCGGTATATCAAGACGCTGTTTTGTCTGCATCTTCGCTCTCCTTTTTCTTACCGTTATTACTACCGTCGGAAGGTTTTGTAGTCATGTTCATAGGCGTCAGATACACATCACCGCCCGGACGAGGGTTCATATCCTCAAGATCACGGCAGTCATTGGGGGAATAAATGCCCCAGTTGATCCCGGTGGCATAGGCTTCAAATCGCGACTTCATATCACCGCGCAACAGGGCGCCGGCATTAAATTTGGCGTAAAATTTACCCTGTTTGCTGTCCCGGACCAGCCCGGTGTTGATCCGCTGTTCAATACGGGTCAGATACGGCACAAGGGAATAGTTAATGAAGCCAAGCCCCAGCTCTTCAATATTGTTGAAGGTGGCACGGTCGGTGTTCTGCACCATATGCAGAGGCACACGGAACAGGCGACAAATTTCCTCCAGTTGAAACTTGCGGGTTTCCAGAAACTGGCTGTCTTCTGCATTCAGTGCCACCGGCTTCCAGTCCAGCCCCATCTCCAGAATCATCGGACGGTGCGCATTACCCAGTCCAAGATGACGCTCCTCAAAATCCCTCTTCATGCGCTCATAAGCATCCGGCGTGAGCTTTTGTTCCGTTCGCAACACACCGGATGTCACCGCACCGTTACCAAACAACCTGGCGCCGTGCTCCTCGGTTGCCGCTGCCAGTGAAATGGCCTCACGCGCATACGCAATGGGATTCAGCCCGACAAGTCCATCCAGCGTCAGGGTGCGCACATGCCAGATGTCATTCTGGGTCAGCACATCCACGGAACCATCCGGAAACGTCACCTGATAAACCGGCTGCCACTGGCTGTTCAGCTTCGGCTCCACACACCCCGGATCTATCGGAAGAAGTTCCACCACTTCTCCCAGCGCCTTCACCTTGTAAGCGTAAAAATTACCCCGCAGACACAGGCAGACGATAACCAGCTCCCAGAATTCCTGCGGCGTCATGTAGCCATTGGGTTTTGCCGAAACCAGCTTATGCAGCCGTTCATCCACCGCCCGTGTTTTAAGGGTACCGGTGATTTTATAGAGACTACAGGGCAGCATACCAACAGACTCCGCCAGCACCCTGACGCAGGAATACACCGCCGTCAGTCGCATGGCCCGCTGGCTACTGATCCGCTTTCCGGTATAGGTGTCGTATGACAACCCCAGCTCTTCCGCAAGCATCCCGGGCGTTGTGACGGGGGTATTATTTTTACGTTGAAAAAGCCCCTGGAAAAACATTACTCACCCCCGGAGGCAGTCCGCTGACCGCGATCGAGATAACGCGCAACCAGCCACGACCAGCACAGGCACAGCACCCCGGCGACAACAAAACCTGCCGGGGGATAAATCAGCCATGTGCCATACGACAGCAAAAGCGCCCCCAGCACGCCCACCAGTGGCGTGAGAATTATCAGAAACATAATGCCCTCGGTTAAAGCGAGCGGATACCAACACTGACCAGGTGTTCAGACAGATCCGGCTCCGGTTCACCGCCATTGACCAGCATCCGGCTCATTGCTGTAAACATCGCAACAGGGCCGTCGATTTTGGCTTCCGGCGTGGATTTATTCGGGAAGATATTGTCGTTTTTGTCCGGTTTTACCGTAACGTTAGACATCATCCAGTTCATGACCGGATGATTGCTGTGGTGGAAACGTCCGGCATAGACCAGTGATTCCGTTTCCTTCATGGCCTCAGAAAGATTGCGAACCGTCTGTGGAACCTCCACCAGCGGTACGCCCTCCTCTGCCAGTGCCAAGCTGAACTGCATCGCGCTCCACGGATCAAATCCCAGCTCTCTAAGATTTTCACCGCCGATCCATTCCAGTAAGTCGCTTTTTATCTGAGCATGATCGATAACATCACCATCCGTCAGGATGAGCTTACCCATCTCTGCCCACTTCCGGTAAAGTTCTGCCTGCTGCCGCGAGCATCGTTCCAGCCGTCCTTCCGGGAGCCAGAATTTAAAATCGGCATGAACATGTCCGTTATCCGTTCGCCAGAGTTTTGCCGCCGCACAGATATCAATCTTATGAGCAAGGTCGACGCCGACCCACATGGGATACGTTTTCAGCTCATGCTGTGGAGCGATGTATTCGCACTTCTCCCACTTAATCATATCCATCCAGGCAGATTCGGCAGTGACCCACACATTCATGTGCTTGGTAAAAAAATTCACCCGCGCAGAAACCTGCTCCTTCGCTTTTTTCGCCAGACGACGCAGATCATCCCAGCGTTTACAGATGCCCAGGCCGGGATTCGCTTTCTGCCAGACCGTTTCATCAAACGGGTCATCCCCTTCATCGAGCGTGTAAATGATCGCAAAGTAGGAGTCGTCTTTTACCGCGCCTTCCACATCGCTGTTATAGCCTCGCAGCACCTTGATGGCGTAATCACGCTGCTCGTAACAAATCCCCTCCTTGTTAAAGCCTGCCGTGGTAATACCGAATAACAGGGACTGCAGACGGGCGCCGGTCGCCGTTTCCAGAACGTCCCACACATCACGGGTTTTATGTGCATGCAGCTCATCGATAATGGCGCAGTGGATGTTCAGACCGTCCAGGTTATTTGCATCCGAGGAAAGCGGCTCAAATTTCGATGCGCTCTGCTCCTGGTAAATTGCCAGCTTGTTGAAATCAAACAACCGCCCGAGTGTTGACCGGGCTTTTCTGACCATATTTTTGGCGTCTTCAAACACGATTCTGGCCTGGTCGCGTGTGGTTGCGGCTGAATACACCTCAGCCCCGCCTTCACCATCCGCCCCGGTCATATACAGACCGATACCCGATGACAGCGTTGATTTTGCATTTTTACGGGCGACTTCGTTGTATGCCGTCCGGAACCGACGCACCATCACCGGGCGTCCGCTGCCATCGCTGCGCATGACCACTTCCCCGGTCTCTTCATTAACCAGCGGAATAACAAAACCAAAAATATTGATGAGGATAAATACATGCCAGTCCATGAGTTCAATTGGCTGGCCTGCCAGCGCCCCTTTCACATGGGGCACAAATTTATAGAAATTCAGGATGTGCTGTGCGCGGGGCTCACTGAAATAAATCCCCCGCTCTTCGCCATACTTCAGATCATCCAGGAAACGCTGGCACGCCAGATGGACAAATTCGCCGGCAACAATCTCTCCTGCAACAACACGTTCGGCGTAGCGTATCCCGTCAGCCACTTTTGCCATCAGTCTCTCGCTTTTAAAATCTCCGCCAGCGGATCAATATCATCCGGCCCAGAGGTATTCACTTTGGCCCGGCTCGCTGGCGACATACCAAATTCTGCAAGCATCGCCCGGATTCGCTTCCAGGCATCCGCTTTCATTGCCGCAGCCGGGTGTGCCTTGATCATCACATCGCCGTTCTGCGTCTCAGTGCGGTAGGTATATCCCTCAACATCGAGTATTTCGCAGTGATGCCGGTATTCGGTGTAGGCTTCCACCAGTAACTCAAGCGCCCGGGCATCGAGCTGAGAAATGATCCCTTCCGCATCCAGTTCTTCCGCCATTCGCCTGAACCAGTACTTCCCCTGCGCCCCTAAATGTTGCGGAATTTTAGGGAGACCTTTTTCATCCTTTTTAGCGGTTTTTTTGGGGGCTTTAACGGGGCGTTTTGAGGGGTTACCCCGAATCAAATGCAGGCGTGGCGGGGTTTTCTGAGGTCCTGACATAATCGATTTTACCTATCAATCATTTAATCACATTCCCAAAAAAAGTTTTCAAACCTGCGGCGATGCGAGGAAGGGTAGGCGGGCGGTCCCGAACGGCACAGGTTGCAGGGATTTGACCCGCCCCTCCCTTACAGGTGAGAACAATTATCAGTTGATGCGTTCACGCGCTGTTTTCGCCTTGTGGCAGGGCCAGCACAGACTCTGCAGATTACTGTCTGCATCCGTACCGCCATGCGCTTTCGGGATGATGTGGTCGACGGTTCTTGCCTCGCTTACCACACCAGCACGCAGGCACAACTGGCACAGGCCTTTATCGCGCTTCAGAATACGGGCACGGATCACTGTCCATTTTGAGCCATAGCCACGCTGGTGGCGACTCAGTCCGCGCTGATGCTGTGCCCAGCCTTCACCACGATGTTTATCGCAGTAGCCAGATCTGTCTGTTGTTGTGCCTGCACATCCACGCTTACGACAGGCGCGGGGAATTCGTGATGGCATGGAATTTCGTTCTCTTGCTATTAAACGCTTCTCCCTCGGGGAAGATACAGATCGCACCCAGTCCCGCTGCCACGGCATACTGATTATGTTCATCGACAAGCTTTATTGTGCTATCAAGTAACTCACGACAGCGATTTGCATTCGTTTCTATGCTCAACACCAGTGAATAACCACCATGCAACCGCTCACCTAATAAAAACGGAGATTCAGCAGAAATAATTTCCGATTTTATTTCCTGCAGGGCGCAAAGATTTTCTTCAATACGCTTTCTCAGAACAACGCAGCGCCCAATTGCTTCATAGTTTCGCTCAGACATTTCGCCTCCTGTTTTCAATGGAGATATTCAGACCACCAGCATTATCGCAGCCCTTCACTGAAGGGCTGCTGTAATACCGGTGATCGATATTTGAATCGTGAACATCGAAATCAGCATTTATTATTCAAAAACATCGCACGCAGCAGAATTTCATGCTTTCCGGACAGCGGCGCCATTGTCATTTCTCAGCAAAATATTCTGCTGACATGCATGATCAGTTCTGCACACATTGCCGGACACCATCAATAATCCGGCAGACCTGCCCGGCAGCTTCGAATATCTGGCGCGCCTTATCCAGGCTGGCGCACCCCACCAGTAAAAAAGGCACCAGTATCGCTACCAGTGCCCATTTCGCCGCCATTCGCGGCATTCTGTGTGTCCAGTGTTTCCGCGTCATATCACCACCAACGTACAGCCCAAATCAGAACAGCGACCGCCACAAGGCGAATTGCAAAGGCTGCCGCCCTCGTCAGATCAAGGCTCGCGGGAGTTTCCACTTCTATGCCTTTCATAATGGACAACCTCAAAAAGAATCTTTTATACTTTCCCACGAGGATTTTTTCCGTACTCACTGATCACAATTTCCTCTTTGACGTGAAAACTGAAAACCCCGGCCTGTTCCCGCAGTCGGGGTTTTGCTTTTCAGTTGAGTTTAATACCGCACTCGCTACAAAGTAGATTTACCGACTTCACTGTAAACAGGCACAGAAACGCGCTCTTTCATCCAGCCGTAGACAAACGACTCGTTAGCCTCCCGCTTTTCCGCCAGCTCCAGATAGCGCTCTCCCTGCGTGCAGTTCAGTGCCACCAGCAGTACACGCTCGCCATCCTTACCGCGCTTTTCCAGATAAACACGTAACGCGTTAAGGGTTCTCGGCCCGATGCGCCCGTCCGTATCCATGTCCGGATACAGCTTCCCGCCCTGGTTGAACACGTTCAGCCAGCGCTGCAACATTTTCGCCGCCACCGACGGCCCCATGTTCACGCCCGTGTCACACAGTTCGGCGGCAACATCCGGCGAGGCCTTCGCCACCTGGTCAAAGCGGGGACCGTACCAGTAGTCGGTCTCCAGAATTTCCAGCGCCTGTCCGCGGGTTAAATTGCGCATATCACCGCGGTATCCGTGGGCGCGGGCAACTTTTTCCGTAATACCCCATTTTGTCGGCCCGCCTTTATCGTCCGGATGGTTGACGTAGCCGCCTTCCTTACCCAGAATTTCATCAAAAATTTCGTTCTTCGGTTTCATCGCAGCCTCAGCAGTGAAAGTATTTTCGACACATTACCCCGCGCCCACAGCACCAGCCCGCAGAACAGCGCGTTCATCAGCACCACAGGCCAGGATGAAGACGGGTAATGTCCGGCCAGAAAACGGAACGGAACCAGCGCATAACCCAGCATCAGCAGGTATGACAGCCAGGCTATCCCCGGTTTGTATCTGGCGCCGTTCCGGCGGTAGAGAAAAAGGGCCAGCACTGTCACCAGGCACAGGCCCGCATTCAGTGTGCCGGTCAGATTACTTTCCATGACCACTCCCTCCTCCCCGCATCCGTGAAAAAACCCCGGTCAGCGATGAAATGTCCTGGTCATGAATGAAGGTCAGAAATTTCACTGACAGCACCGACATCACCACTGCACACAGCGCATCCAGCGGTTTACCGTTGTAGTCAGCAAGGCGGGACAGGAACGAGGCCAGTACACCCGCCCCCAGCACGCCGACGATAAATGACACCAGAAAATGCGCCGCCATCCGCCAGGGGGACAGCTCTTTCGGCACCGTGACAATAAACAGCGCTCCTGCAAATGCGCCAAAAACAATCCCGAAATCCGTGTTGGTCAGCAGCCCGAATACTGTCGCCCCGCCGAGCGCCACCGCCGTGCCCGTCCCGGATAAGGGTTCAGCAGACATGTGTTTCTCCCGTCAATAAAAAAGGGCCATCACCGGCCCGTGAAAACAACACCCCGTCAAAGGCACCCGCAGATGCCTTTTGTGTGATGTTATTTCTGCGCCCGCAGCAGCGGCCACACCAGCGCCACCACGCCAGCCACCAGCACGCCATCCGCCAGAAACGACATCAGGCGCCCGGTAAAATCCACTGCCACTACCAGAAACAGCAGGACGGCAGCCAGCACAGGGCGCGCACTTTTCACAGGTACTGCTCCAGCGGTAACTGCAGCGCCTGCGCAATTTTCTTGAGCTGTGCCTCTTCATCCGGGCCGATGCCGTCCTGGTCTGCGATATCCAGACACAGGCACAGCACATCAACCGCTTCTGCTGTTCCTGCCACATCAGCCAGCTCACGCAGTGCCTGAGCATTCGCGCTACGCGGTGACGCCTCATAGCGGGCGCGAATGTTTGCACTCATCTGGGCAATCTCACCGGAGAACGACGCAAAGGCAGGAAGTGCCGCGATGGTTTTCTCCAGCACTGCAATTTCTTTCGCGTCACAGGTGCCGTCTGCGTATGCAATGGAATATGCGCCCCAGACGGTCGCCTCCACCGCATCCCGGTTCTCCATCTTCTTCACTTCAACAATTGCCTTGCGGGTTTTCTTTCTGAAAATACCAAGCATCGTGACTTTTCCTTTTAGTGGGTGAGCCTGCGCCCGGGGGTGACCAGCCCACAGAGAAAGTCACACTGACCATCCCGTAAGCTCACCCCTGAAAGGCTCCGTGGTTAGTTATGAATGTGCGCCGGGCGTGGCGCGGGGAATAAAATAAGCCTTACCGGAAAATAAGGTTGTTTCCGGGGTTCCGGTCTTATTTTGTTATCAGTAAAATAATGACGACCTCCCGAAAGGGATGCCTGAAATTTTTCAACTATCTATCACGGACATTGTCCCGCGGCTTAAATCCGACAGCCGCGCTTCTTTTTTAATTCATTATTTCCCGCCCCGGATACTTCCCGTCCCCTGGTCTGAAAACGTTAATTTTATTATATGGCGGGCAGAACTTTTTCCTGGAATAAAAAAAACCGCCTCACGGGAGGCGGTGCTCAATATCTGAAGCATGTTTTATAGTTATCGACTGGAAAAACAGTAGAGGTGTCGGGTGCCTCCCGAAAACACATATTAGCCCGGTATGTGTCTGTGACCATCGGCAGAACATTTTTCCCGGTCACCCCCGCACTGGGGAACACCTCAATAAATAATGCAGTGCCGGAATTATCTCCGGAGGGCCGTTGGTCAGTCACCATGACCCGCAGACGAAAATAAACGCACCTCACATCCTGTTTATGCCCCACTTTATGTGGGTTTCACTGCATTCAGATGGCGTACCACAAATCCCGTATGTGTTACAAGAGCATCAGACAGTGGCACAAGTAATGACCGTTTTTTGCAATACGCCATCTGAATGCAGTAAAAAAATTGCGGTGCCTGATTCACTCCGAATCAGGAGGATAAATTAAAGGAACATTAATGTAACCACCCCATATCCATATGCCTGCACCACAAAGAGTAAGAACGATACCTATATCAATGGAATCTTAATTTCACCTTAATGCCAAATCGAGTGATGATTCTTTAATCAGACGACTCAGGAGGTATAAAGAATCAACTCTCTTATTCGACGGAGTGGAGAAATCTGCCAGTCACCTCCGCCAAACTGTCGACAATAATAAATCATAAAAATTTCATTTCAACAAGCAGTCGCGTCAAGAAATGTAAATTTATCATTAGATGTTTATTTATTCCAAATGTTTTGCATTAATTCAAAAAAGACAAAATACAATCAGGGCATATTCTGATGACTCCATCTTATTCCTGCAATTTGCGGGAATAAAAAAACCACCTCATGAGAGAGGTGGTAATCATAACATGGAGTTATTATTATAGTTTTATTGATGGCGATAAAAAACCTGAGGCACCGGGGACTCCCGAAAAATATTGCTGTGTCAGGTGTTGTATTGACAAGAATTTTCCGTATGTTCTGCCTCTGTGATATGAAGATTTTTAGTAATAAATGCAGTGCCGGGATGCCCCGGAGAGTCTTTAGTCAGCCACTATGACCCGCTACAAATTGATCAAACGCAGACAATGCTGTTTAGCTCTGCTCAGAGCAGATTTCACTGCATTCAGATAGCGCACTGAGAACCCCGCATTACCAACACACTGACATTCTCATTTATCCGATTCACAGTACGCTATCTGAATGCAATAAAAAATTGTGGTACTGAGTCCATCGGGGCTTCTCCGCCCCCACAAACCGGATGCTGTATCAGGATATACATCATGCACTCATCATAAACGCACTATCCACACTTTACGTGCCAGCACCACCAACGGAGTAATTACGATAGTTGTATCGAAAAAAACGCCTCTTCTTCTCTGGTTGAGAGCCGGTTCCTTCACGTGAATTTTCCAGGATGCACAAAAAAACCGGCTCTCTGATCCTCGGGGGCAGAAGAAGGTTATCCATCACCCCCTTCGGACCGATGAAAATAATACGAGTCAGAACAGGCGTTTCAACAATTCATTGTGTCAATGAACGTAAAGTTATTATTGTATTTTTATTTTATCAAAACATTTCACATTAATTTAATGTGCATAAAACATATTTAAAACACACCATGTTTAACAATCCAAATTGGACTGGCGAATATCTTTCTGTATTGCAGAAACGACAAAACCCGCACAATGGCGGGTTTAAGCGGTGTGGCGTAGTAACCACTCTTAACAGGATATCCAGATTTTTACGTACGTAAAGCCCCCAAACAAACCTAATGAACAATACAACCTCAAATTCACACTATTGATAAGGTTTTGAGGGATGGGTAATCTAAGCGCGCTCATAACTTGGGCGTTTTTGTTTCATTAGTTTTTTTGTTTTAGGTGCAAATATGAATAGTGTTTTCACAAAAATCATAGCCATCGCGTGCACAGCTACTATCCTCCAGACACCAGCCTTTGCTTACCAGATACCTGAGCAGCAGGAAAAGTTCATCGAGGTAGTCTCAAATGCAATTTCATCAGCTAAAGGCGTTGATAACGACATGAAGTTGGGCGGAATAAAAGCAAAACGAGACAAGGCGGTTTGCAAAACTTTGAGCAAAGACAAGAAAGTTAAAAATTGGGTTGGTACAGTAAAAACTGTTTCCGCCAATAGTGATGGTTACGGTGTGCTGGCTTTGGAGATAGCACCAGACATTGAAGTTAAAACCTGGAATAACGCTTTCTCCGATTCCAGTCATCATACTCTTATCAACCCTGACTCTGAAATTTTCTCAGTAGCCTCTGACTTAAAACCTGGTGATATGGTTTCATTTTCAGGGCGTTTTATCCCTAATTCAAAAGACTGCATCCTTGAATCAAGCATGACTCTCTATGGTAAAGTAACAGAGCCAGAGTATATTTTTAAATTTAGTGGGTTAAAAGTAGTTCAGTAATGAGCATTCAGCCCCGCTATAAAGGCGGGGCTTCCGTACTTAAAGCCGCATCAGCCTTTCCACCAATTGCTCTTTACGTGCAACGATCCAGCCATGTTGTTCCAGGTATAACCTGAACCGTTCGGCAGTGCATACCATTGCATCCTTAGGAACTTTTTCAGTGAACTCTACGTTTCCATGTTCGTCGAAGTGGATTAGCAATGTGCGCCCGTCACCTTCGATCATTGGTTCATGTTTTGCTGGTGGGCATTTTGGATTGAAATAGCAGTCCTCAAGTTTTTCGAACACCTCCCACGCCTGCTCAGTCTCGAGCATTTTTGCGTGTCGGGCTGCGCCGCGTTCTGTCCAGAGGATTAGGGAACGGGTTTTGGTAGAGATTTGTGACTCTCTTAAAGATAGTCGCAAAATTTTTAGCTCCTCACCCATGACCTTGAAAAAGTGTTTCCCTTCTATAAAACGATCAGTGTTGCGTTTGTGATTTTGCTGGATGCGAACTGGTTCTGTACCGTAAAGGTGCGCCAAAAGCTCGGTAGTAATAACAGGGATCTGGTTATGGGTAATCGGGGAAATAGTTTCGACAGAGATTTGAGTGGTCATAAAGACGCCCTTGAATGGTTTCTTAATTATCACCACCGTCAGGTTCCAATCATCGGGTGGTGAGACGTACAGGGTTGGAACTACCGGAGAAACCAACCGGCCCGACCGAAGTCGGCCCCATACGCCTCACCATAATTCAGGTGTGCGAGTGCATACGACAATAAAAAACACGCTCGCGGCGTGTCGTTGTCGCGGTTTCTTGTCCGGGGTTCCAATCCCGACGCCAGATTTTGCTGGCGTGCGGAGAATATAGCCCCGGACGATGCATCAGGTCAACCGCCTACATGCCTCGCTCGACGTGTTTGTCCATTTCCAGCCGGATACCCAGCATCATTAACATCCCCTCAACCACGCCTTCGGCTTTTTGCAACTTTTTACCTATGTACCCATCAGAACAACCATGCTTCCGCGCCAATGCCATAAACGTCATCCCGCCAACGTAATAATCCACCAGCAAATCATGCAAATCGCTGTTATTTTTGTTCAGGCGGGCCATACAACCGCAAATGATCATCGCGTCATCGTCACAACATTGCGGACGTGATTTCACCTTCGACGGGATAAGCCCCTTAAACCCTGCGGCTATCGACGACCAGGCAACATCCTCATGATTATTTGCCACCCATGCCCCCCACCGCTCCAGAACCATCTGAATATCACGCGCCATTACTATCACCTGTGATTTCGTAAATCTTCACCCCCAGCCGCCCGCCCGGCGATGATTGCCCCCGTACAATATGAATCTCATCAAACTGCTCATCGTCGACAAGAACGCCTGCATGTGTCAGCGCATCCAGTGGCGCTTTCAGTATGTTATCCAGGTCACGACGACGATTATCCGGCGGATCTGCTATGATTTTTATCGCCAGTCTTCCCGCCAGATTCATCCGCAACCCCAACTGACGGACAATGTGAGCCACGTCTTTTCTGTATCGTTTTCCGGTATCGGCGATGTAATATTGCGAACCCCGGCGACGCCAGTACGTGTTCACCGACGGCGGATACGGTAAAACAAACTGAACAGATTTCACTCCTTACCTCCTCATCCCAGTACACCAACTGCCAGCGCGTAATCTAAAAAACGAAAAATTAAGTCAATCTGGGAGCCGTACTCCTCTTCAAATGACAGCGGGTGCGCATGTAGCTCGTCGTGATGCTTTCTGCACAAAGGCAACACCCACAGGTCGTGTGCTTTTGTCCCTGTCCCTCCCTGACCGTGACCAATCAGGTGATGGGGATCGTCGGCTGGCTTACCACAGCACACACACGGCTGTGTCTTAACCCAGCGGGTATATCTCTCATTGACCCACCGACGGCGTTTCGGGCGCAGCATGAAGCTTTCCGGTGAATCCGGATCGACAGTGAGGGGCACCACCCTTTTTTGTTGAGGGACTGGTTGCTGGTGGAGGTGCTGCGGCACAATACTTTTTGTGCGCTGCTTCAGAATGCTGGTGGCGGTCTGCTCTTCCGGCACAATATCGCTTTCACGGTATACGGAACGGATTTCTTCAGCCGGTAATCCCAGCGAACGGCGAATCACGCCATCCGGAACGGCTCCGGCAACATCATGACAAACTGCCCACCAGCACAATTCGGCAAGCGACAGCTCCCGCTCCTGAGAACCGTTTATCGCGTAACGAACGGTATCAGTCAGCCATGTGATCAGATTCTGGTTTGTCAGTTGTTCCTGTGATTCAGACGTCTGGTCACGCAACTGATTATCACAGTGCCAGCACAACACCATCGCTCCGGCACCGTAACGATGGATAACCGTTTCGTGGTGGTGGTAATCACCATGAGGCCACTGGCAGGATTTAACATGACGCAGGAGCCAGTCCGACAGCGCCCCGACGCCCCCGGCGGCATGTATCACACGCTCACTGGTAAAAAACGGAAGCAGCGATTTATCATCTGCCAGCGGCTGGCGCACCGCAGGAACCGCGCCTGACGGCAGCGACTTCATACTTTCCGGTTCCGGCTCCACCAGCACTCGTCCACCAGCAAACAGCGGCATCAGCTCCCTGCCGGGCTTTATTACCACCACTCCCATTTCCGGCACAGACGCAGGGCGCAGTAATGCACGCACGCTACCTCCAGAAACTCTGCTGATAAGTACGGGACGGACGCGGAGCTCTTGCAGACTCAGGAAGCAGTGCCGATATGGTCCATGTGAGACAGTCGAAATTCAGGCTTCGCTCAACCCTCACACCGCGACGGCGATAGGTCGCCATCAGCTCTTCGGCTTCTTCTGTGGTGCAATTCGGGTAATGGAACCAGCTTTTTTTCACTGAGCACCTCCGCAAAGGTGGCTGGTGTTCCGATACGACAAAACGCCATCACCGCCAGCAGGCAGTGACAGCGTAAGGGGGAATTTGATATTGGTTATCTGTGCCATCAGATTTTCTCAGTGGCACGGTGTTAATCAGCAGACTGTTCAGGTCGGCAGCAATTTTACGATCGTTTCGGATGCCCGGCAACTGAAAGCCCTGCAAAATTATAACCGTCCCTCAGCAACGAAATATTCACTACGAACTCATCGCCACGCAGTACAAACCCTGATTTGAATGTGCCATCCTTATTCCGGAACAATACGACAGGCCGTGTACTCTCATAAAACCCTGGTATTAAATTGGTGGGGATTTTCAAAATGCCTCCTGACAGCTAAGGAAAAATGAAAATGTGCGATTTCAACGCGATTTCTGTTGAGGCGGGAAATATAAACACTGCGACTATTTATTTCATTATATAAATTTGCTTATTTTATGTTCACCAACAAGGACATTTTTCACTTGTTGCGCAACCAATCTGAAAGTTGATCATTTTTATGAATTTTTATTTTACGGGTAACAAAAAACCCGCCGAAGCGGGTTAAGTGTGGGTGCGTTGAGGATGCCTGACACGTCAGAGGTGGCGGGGATTTCTCCCCGCCAGGTCTCTTACTCCTCAGGTTCGTAAACTGTGAAGACAGCGACCTCCGTCTGGCCGGTTCGGATTCGTACCTCGCAGAGGTCTTTCCTCGTTACCAGTGCCGTCACAATGACGGTTAAACAGATGACGATCAGGGCGATTAACATCGCCTTTTGCTGCTTCATAGCCTGCTTCTCCTTGCCTTTCGGCACGTAAGAGGCTAATCTCTATGTGTCGCATAGATAGGGCCTCAGATTAATGTTAAGCGTCTTGCCGGACGCGTAATGTTAACTGGGGCTTTTCTCTGCCTACCTCTCAGCAAGCGCTTAAGGCAGACAGCCTCAAGCACCCGCAACAATTCTACTTAACTCTCCTTTTCCCGCAAACCGTTTTTATCCCCAACGGCAAATCGAATACACCACCAGCGCCGCCGCTATTGCGGTTCCTGCCGTTGCGAATGCATCAGGCCAGCTCATTGATTCACCTCCTGCTCAATATTTTTAAGATCATTTTCCGCATACAGTATTGCAGTCCTGGCTGCTCGCAGCCGCGCCTTTGCGTTTTTCTCTTCGCGTTCAAGTTTTGCCACAGATTCACGAAGAGCATCCCGTCTTGCATAGAGTGATTTAATCTCAGACACGATGTTTTCGCCGTTTCTCGCACGGTCGAGAATAAGCCCGAACGGATCTAAAGCCAATCCGCACCGGTTGCAGATAATCGTACGATTCACTTCTGAAATTGTTGTACGGATATGCTGACAGCATTTTTGCTCGCCGCTTTTCCTGTCGGTTATCACAACGTTGAGAAGCCCTTCCTCCTCTGATTTTGGCTGCACCAGTTGAATAACGTTATCGCTGTTATCGTCCATCACTTCACCTCCTGCGGCGGTTCCGGTAACGGCATCCAGTGGGTTGCGTTCTCTACTTCTACGCCGTCTTTGTCCACAAAAGTCATCTTATTCCCGCCACGAATGGAACAAAAAACCTTATCCCAGAAACCGGGAAATACGTTACCGAGATCGTCATGAAGAATCACATCGCAAAAATCAACTGGAACGGCAATACTACAGCTTATCCAACCATCCGGAATTACCGGAGAGTTGCCAATTACAGCCTCCTGATAGCGCTCAAGCCTGACGTATTCCTGCACCTTATTACCATCGCATGCGAGCAACCACTGAGCAGCTTTTGCTCCATCTGTGTGGAATTCGCAGGTGCGCCCATCATCAAATTGCATTTCGTAGAGGTCAGCAACCTGTTCAAACTGCGTTTGTGGCAACTCGTAAGTTTGGCTTACAGGTTGGTTTAGTTTTTCTAAGTCATGATGCAGGGCGTCGCGAACTGTGCGTACAATTCGTTCACGTAACTGTTGTGTGCCGTGATACTCAATAGCAATATCGCGCAGCTCGTTTACCAGTTCTCGGATTTGATTCTCTTTCACGATTTACCTCCGTTGAGCATCTAATTGCTCTTTGGTTAATTCAGTCATTTTTCATTACCGCCCTTTCGGGCGGCCTCCTGATGTATTGAGGGTGCAGAAATCCCTCCGGTTAAGGATTAATTTTTATTTACAGTGCTGAATTTAATTATTCAGATTTGATTCCCGCTCTCAAAACAGCCTCTGCCATTCTGATATCCGGGTCTTCTGAAATCATCTTTTCTGGCGAATCGCAGTCACCACCACATTCAGTAATGCGTTCATAACCAAAACGAATTGTGGTTTGATGCGCATTAATCATTTGCGTAAGTGCATCTGTCAATTCTGCGATGCGTTGGCGTAGCACTTCAATTTCAGCCGCCATGTAAAAACCAACACGACTCCATGTATCAGCACTATCCCCGGTTATATCAAGTTCCATGCTTGCCATTAGCCTGGCGTCCTGATAATTCTGGCTACCATCCGTTACAGCAACGACCCAAGCGTTATTATCTGGCTTGTTAATGAGCACTACGGGATTATGAATTTTGCTCACTGCGCCGCCTCCTGTTCATTTTTTTCACTCCGGTATACAAAAATCACGACATCACCTACGGGGATAACGCGGGTTGGTTCTCCCGGCTCTATGCGGTCGATATCGAAGGCCTCAAAAAACGCATTCATTGCCTTCTGCTGCTGCGTCTGTTTGCGGCGCTTTTCCCACTGCTTTAGAAAAACAGATGCCGCCCACTTCCCCGCACTGAACATGATATAAAACCAACCGAGCAGGGCCAGACCAGTATTCAAAGCGGTATCAATCGTTATTGTTGTATCGATATTCACTGCATCACCTCCTGAAAAATAACCTCATGCCCCAGCTTTTCCGCCAGCGCCAGTTCTGCCCTTGCGCCTGCCGAACACAGCCATCCCCACAGCATGTAAATCGCATCTGCACTACGAATCATTGCCATGCAAATGTCCATGTACTGCGCCTGCGTTAATCCGTTCGGGAGAACTGCCGGATTTAATACGGTGTGCCCTTCTCGTTTCAGAGCTTTTTCCGCCCGGTGAAATGCCTCACGGTTAAAATTTTCATAGCCTGTCATCGGCCCTGCGATATAAACCTTCATATCGTTTTTACTGCTCCGTTATTTCCCCTGTAAAATGCCAGTACCCGCTGCATGTACTCGCTTTTTCTGCATTCCGCACAGATAGTGTTCTGATGCCTGTCGTAGGGTTTCACCACGCGCTCCGGCGTTTTCAGAAATCGCTCGACTCTGGCGTCAGACTGCTTTTCACACCAGACACGAAAAGCCGCTTCCGACGGAAAAATCCCCCTTTTGCCCGCCTGGTACACATCCCCGCAACGTTCCGCCTTGTCCAGGTAGTGACGGGTCGAATATATGGTTAACCCCGTCATCCTCCTCAGCTCCGTAAGCGTCATACGGCCATGCTTCCGCACCAGTTCTGTTATGCGGCGCTGTATTTCCTCCCGCTTTTCCGGCGTGTAATTTTTGCTCATAAAGTCCCCCTGCTAAATCAATCCTGCCGCCTTACGGCGTTTGTACTCTTCCAGCAGCTTTTGCGCCGGAGTTGGCCCTGCCGGATGGCGTGGTGCCGCCAGTTGGCGACGTACCGGCGGTATGCTGAAACCACTACTGACGTGTTTTGTCCACTTCGCCAGTAACCGTTCTGCGAGTCGTTTCAGTTCGCCTTCCGACATCCGGTGCTCAACGCCCGTTCTGCGCATCTCGGTACAGATGTGATACAGCACAGGCTGCGGCCACGGGTATTTATCTGCGCCGTCATATCGCCATGACTCATTTCGCCAGCGGCGGTACTCCCCCATCACGGTATCCACCGTCAGACCAAACGGATTAGCACCACTTTCCGAAACCAGCGCCACAAATTCGGCAAGGTCTGGCGGCCATGTCTCACCTGCGCGACACCGCTCCATGCACTGTCGGCAAACCTGTCTGATTTGCTGCTCAGTCATCGCGCCAATCTGTGCAATCCAGAGCTTCGAAGGTGCCGCGCCGTTCTTCTGCGTCCAGCGGTTCGAATAAATTTCCCCCATGACTTCCCAGAGTCGCCAGGCCGTCTCCGACGCTGATAACCCCGTTTTCACGCTCCCACTGCTCGCGGGCTGCCCGGATTTCCTGTACTGCCCGTGATGCGGTGCCGCCTGCTGGTGTTCCTGCATGGTTTACCCCCCTGCTCACTGGTTTAACCTGTGCCCTGACGTGCTGCACGTGGCGGGCAAATTTCTGCTCCCACTGGACCTGCGTAAAAAACTTCCCCTCCGCCGCCCAGTAGTCCCTGAACGCCGTCAGCTCCGCAGGTGTAAATTCTGGCTCCGCCAGTGCAAAGCCCCACAGGGCGGCCCGTTGTCGGAAATCCAGCGATGGTTTCCAGCCATCGGTCATCGGAAATTTCCCGACAGGCCCACTCAGGCCGTCCGGATATTCAGCTTCCGCTGTCTGCAACGATGCACTGGCCGGAACACCTTCGCGCACGCGCGCGTTATGTGTGGGGTTTAATTCTTTATCTGTATCTTTATCTGTCGTGACATGTCGTGACTCGTCGTGACACCCATCATTCTGTTTTCGTAATTTTTCCCTCTCGCGCTGCGCTCTCTTGCGCTCTGCCGGGGATTTCGCGGTTTGCGAAACGTTACCATTGTCCTCTTTCAGTACCTGGCGTTTTTCCCATCCGGAAATAAGATCGCCATCCAGAACTCGCCCCTGCATTGCCTGTAAAATTGAATCAATTACTTCTTCCGTCACATCAAGTGCACTTGCTAAATCTTCCGTCGTGACATCAATGTGACCGCGTAGTGATACGCCGTGACATGTCGTGACATTTCGTGACGCGCTCACCAGAAGGTGGATATACACAGCCATCACTGTTGCGATTGGCTGTCCTGACACCCTGGAAATTGTTCGCCACTTAGGATCATTTGGCATGTCATGCCATAATCTGAGCCAGGCGTTAGCCATACTCACCTCTTCTGATACCGAATCTTTTTACTCACGAATTGCCGGAAGCGATCCGGTATGAATATTGCCAGTCAATGCACAACCACAATATTTCCCGCCGGGCCACCACGATTCATCTGGTTGAAACCAGCGATCGCCACTGCGACAAAATCATCGGCGTCTCTCACCAGTCGCTCCCGCGTCTCCACCAGCTCCCGAAAATAGGCTGAACTGTGACTGCGCATTCGGGCCACCAGCAGCGGCGGCATCGCCTTTTCGATCGCCGGCAACAATGCCTGAAGTTTTTCAACTGCATCAGGGGTGTCTTTTTCAACCCAGCGAAAAATTTTTTGAGTATTACGGGCCAGTGCTTCCGGATGACTGTCGCCGTACAGCTCCGGGAACGTCATTCCCAGTTCGAAATAAGCCCGGACTATCGCAGCGACAGGAACTTTTTCACCATCCGGATACGCCCAGGCATTCATCGCCATGCGGATGTGCTCATGCCTGATTTTCATGAATCACCTTCTCCGCCCGCTTTGCTTTACGATACTCGTCATAAATTTTGGGGTCGTAATGGAGTTCGCCGCCGGATGCCTCCTGAAGACGCATTGCACGTCCCTCCGGAACCAGTTCTCCCCATTGCGAAACGGCTGACGGATCTACGCCAGCAGCTTTCGCTACATTGGCTCGCGTCCCATAAAAATTTATTGCATCTAGTTTAAACATTCGTCCTCCAATCATGAGTTTTCTCAATGTTAATCACGCAAGGAATCTCAAGTCAAGAGTTATTAAGATATCTAAATATGAATGAGAAAACTCTAGGCCAAAGAATTCGTCAAAGGCGTAAACAGATAGGTTTAAGTCAAGGAGGCTTGAGCAAGGCTGCTGGTGTCTCTGATTCTTCGATTTCATTATGGGAAAGCGATCATACTGCTCCCCGTGGAGAAAACTTACACCGACTGGCTTCAGCCCTTCAGTGCTCACCAACCTGGATACTTTTTGGCGACGAGGATAAGTCGCCATCAGAACCAGTCCCTGCCGACAGCACACCCGTGTTGACGGATGATGAGCAGGAGCTGCTACGCCTGTACCGCTCTCTTCCGAAATCCGAACAGAAAGCGCAAATAAGCGAACTAAGTGCGCGGGTTGAGAATTTTAACCGTTTGTTTACCGAGCTGCTCGAAGTTCGCAAGCGCAACAAGTAGTCCTCATGTTTCCCGGATAAAAATAACAACTTATTTTTCAATAGGTTGTTATCTTCTCACAATAAAAATTGAGTTTTCTCATAAAAACACTTGACCAAAATACATGAGAAAACTAAATTACACTTCATCAAGACACCGCACGGTGTTATCAGCAAACAGTTCCGCCACCCGGCGTTAAGGGGAAATGAGGTCAACATGGATTTCAACTCGCTCATGGAAAAGGCTTACGAAGATTACTTTAATAGCCTTGCCGAAGGTAAGGGGGCGCTAAGCTTCGCAAAATTTGTAGAGGTACTGTCATGAAAATAGAAATATTCAGAATTGAAGGACGAGTTTGTTTACTCATATCCCCAATCAGTATCTCTATCGCGGAGCGCCTTGCTACTGCCATGGAAAACAGCGAAGTCGTTGCAGCTCTTGGTGCTTATCTCACATCCGTTGGCGAGGCACCAGATGGAGAACTCGTTGGGCTCTATCTCTACTTTGATCACCTCGATACCACTGCGTTCATAACGATCAATCATCTGATTGAAGCGGATAAGCCAGTCCCGATAATCGTCAGGTAGCACCCACGAATCGGTCAAAATTTCTTTGCATGATTCGTACTGATCGAGATTTTTGAACCAAAAAACACTAATTGGACGGGGTGTCATTTTTATGTCCTTACTGGTTGTGCGAGAACTCCAGTATACCACCGCCCCGATGTGGATAAAGACGGGCGTCAGCTCCACGATACGGAGCACACAACACGAAAGCGCATTGCGCAGAAATGCAATTAATGCCGTTGTCTTAAATCCACTGTGACAGTGCGCTTCCGGTTGTAGTTGCCACTGCGACAATCATTGTTGTTTGTAGTCTTTGGCGGCATCAGTTTAATTGCTGGCTGATGTCCGCCCTTTTTAAAGTGAATTTTGTGATGCGGTGAATGCGGCTAAGCGCACGCGGCACAGTTAAAACTCCTGAATCAGTATGGGTGGTTTAAGTCGGCATTAATTGTTAACTGGTTAATGTCACCTGGAGGCACCAGGCACCGCACCACAAAATTTATTTACCAGAAATGGAGGGGCTATGATTGCTCATCACTTCGGAACGGATGAAATACCGCGTCAGTGTATTACGCCGGGAGATTATGTTATCCATGATGGTCGTACTTATATCGCCTCAGCGAATAACATTAAAAAACGCCGTTTATATATCCGTGATTTAACAACGCAAAGATGTATTACCGATTGCATGGTAAAAGTCTGGCTGAACAGAAATGGTCTGCCTGCCAAAGCTGAATCATGGTAACAGACCACTCTTAGTTTAAACCATCCTGTTTTTAAAGATGCCAGCAATGGCAGGGATTCACTCAACCTGAAAAAAGGAATCTATATGAAAAATGTACCTGAATCAGTAATTGCAGAACTCCGCCAGCTTTCAGGAAAAATTCGTACGTTATGTATCGAAAACAATATGCCCTGTGTTGTTTCTTATGCCCGGGACTGTGACGAGGAAAGTGTTTCCAGAACTCTTGTTGCATATACAGACAGTGAAACAGGCGCATATGACAGGTCAATAATAGCCGCAATAATGCTGTTAAAAATGAACGAAGCTCCTCCCGAAAATCTTATTTCATTGTTGAAACTGATGGAGTGTAAAGAGCTCGTCACGGACGCATTCTGCTCAATGAAAAAAGAAAGTCTTCATTAAATCTGATTTGTAATAAGGGTAATGATAATGAGCGACAATAAAACAGAATACTCATATTATATTAAGGTTAAAAATGAAAACGCCCGAAAACGTCTCGGCTTCCCTTTTGCTTTCTGGTGGAAAACCGACAACAGCGAAACGGCAGCTTTAGCACGTCTTACCGTTTCAATGCTTGACGCCGGATTCGAACCGACAGATTTTGCAAAACCGGTTCGCGTTAATTTCCCCGTTGTTAACGAACTTCCGCCGGAGGGAAGTTTTGATACCACCTTCTGGCAGAAATATGAGCTGGGCGGCGAAGATGGCAAAACCCTGACACTTATCCCCGGCGCGCCCGCTACTGACGCCCACGACAAAAAAACGGAGGAATGCGCCGACGACACTGGCACCGAAGAAAGCGGGACACCGGAAACTGATAACCAGCCATCAAAACATCAACTGACCGTGGTTGTGACACTGCCGTTCCGCCATCGCGTTCTGGCGCAGTATATTGGGGATGGTGAATATCTTTATCACGTCGATACAGACCAGAAAAAAGAAATCGCGTGTCTGGAAATGGATACTCAGAATACCACCGTCCAGAACCTCATACTCGCAGCAGAAAATGTAGAGCCGTTCAAAAAAGCTATTGAGCATGATATTCACAAGGTGGTTAATGCGTATAAGCAGGTATTTCCTGTCGATGGAAAAGTGCCTGAGTTATGCACCACCATTCAGTTTTTTAAGGAATGGTTCAGTGCTGAACACATTAACCGCGGCCTGCTGGTTAAGGAATGGGCTGAGCGCCTGAGGAATAAACCTGCGCCCGCTATAAAACCAGAGCCACCTGAAGTAAACGTCTCTGACGTAAACAGGCCGGAACGTCCGCGTCGTAGTGAAAAACCGACACACAGGACGATTAACTATGAACTCGCCTGTGGATTCTGTGAAGATCTTGACCTAAATAACCTGCGTCCTGCAATGGAATTTGCAAAACGTATCATCACCGAAGACCGGGAAGACTGGAAACGCATGTCGATGACAGTGGGCATTATTCCCGACATCAAAGGCTACGACCGACAGACCATTATTGACCTGGTACGTAAGGCACCAAAGGCCGTACATAACGGTAATCCGGAACTTCGCCGGGTCTGGTGTGAAAGCTTTCTTGCTGTTCATGGCGTTCGCGATCCGGACTGGTACGAATATGTGCCTGATAATGCCCCAACAACCCATGAAGAAAATACAGCAAGGCTTCGCAAGGCGGGCAAATGTCTTCGGGATATTGAGGCCGGGAGATTTCAGTGTGATGAAGAAAAATCGCAACCATCTGGCGCAATGGCAGATGAACCGGCAACGCCTGAAACAATGGAACCGGATACAACTGAGCATCATCAGGATGCGCAGCCGCTGGATGCTCAGTCGCAGATAGACGCTGCATATCAGAAAAAACTGGCAGAACTGCACGAAGCACGTAAAAACATTCCACCCAAAAATCCGGTCGACTTTGGTAAACAACTGGCGGCCGCGCGCGGTGAATATGTGGAAGGCATCAGCGACCCGAACGATCCGAAGTGGGTTCATAACGATTACAGCGCCTCAAATCAGGACGAAACCGCTGACGATAAAGGCCAGGAAAAAGCCTGTAACACCTGCGGGAAAACTGGCCGTGGTAATTGCCCCGACTGTGGGACGGTTATGGGGGATGCCACGTACAAAGAAACATTCGGCGTGGAAAAATCTGATGACTGTCAGGAAAAAGATCAGGATATACCGGAAAAAGATGATTCTCCGCAGCAAACGAACAATGAAGACGCTCAACACGGCAATAGCGCTAATGAAACTGACCATACGTCAAATATCATAGATAAGGTGAACGGTCATCAAGAAAAAGAGTCCACCAGCCAGACGTGGACTCATCTGATGGTCGACCTTGAAACTATGGGGACAAATCCAGACGCACCGATCGTGGCTATTGCCGCCATACTCTTCGATCCACAAACCGGAGAAATCGGAGGAGCGATATTTTATGTAGTCATTAGTCTGGTTAATGCTATGGAATCAGGGGCTGTCCCTGATGGAGGAACCATTGAGTGGTGGTTGCAGCAATCAGGCGAAGCCAGATCCGCTCTTTTAGTGGATCAAAGGTCACTGGTCGACGCCTTGTTGCAGTTGCGGGAATTCATCAACGAACACTCAGACGAAAAATTGATTCAGGTATGGGGCAACGGCGCAACTTTCGATAACGTCATTTTACGCCGCTCATACGAGCGTCTGGGTATCCCCTGCCCGTGGCGTTTTTATAACGATCGCGATATACGAACGATTGTTGAACTGGGGAAAGCCATTGGTTACGACGCGCGCAACGACATAGCGTTTGAAGGCGAACGGCACAATGCCCTGGACGATGCCCGCCACCAGGCAAAATACGTTTCAGCAATCTGGCAAAAACTGATCCCAAATCAGGCTGATTTTTAATGTTCAACCGTCGCCAGTTGTAGTTGATATTCTGCAACTGGCGCGTCCCGGAGTGATAGCCATGAGCGAACAATTCATGATAACGCTCGACGAGTGGAAACCTAAGCGATTCAGTCTTCCGATTACGAACACCACCCTGGTGAAATATGGAAAGCTTGGATACATAGTTCCCCGACCGCAAAAGATTCGTGGTCGTTGGTTGGTGGATCGCAATGCTATTTTTGTTGGCGCTGGTGAAACTGGAGTCGCGCCAGAAATTCATGATGACGATGATGACGCCCTGAAGGAGATATTAATCCATGTCACCGAGGCCACGAAAAAATAGCATATCTGTTCCAGGTCTTTACGCACGATTCGATCGCAGAACAGATAAAACTTATTACCAATATAAAAATCCTGTAACGGGAAAATTTCATGGACTCGGAACTGATAAGAGCAAGGCAGAAAAAATTGCCACCACAGCCAATCAACGAATAGCCACAGCAGAAGCTGAATATTTCATGCGCAAAATAGATGAAAGCCCGTCAGCAACAAAACGTCGGGGTATCAGATTAAAGGCATGGGTTGATCGATATCTCAAAATACAGGACACACGGCTGAAAAATGGAGACATTTCAGCCACAACCCACAAAGAAAAAGCGCGGATGGCTGCATATCTGGTTTCCCGTCTGGGAAACCACCCGTTGAAGGAACTGGAAGTAAGAGACTTCGCATTAATACTGGACGAGTGGTTGGGTAAAGACATGGTCAGTACGGCGAGAGTAAATCGCGGGTTATGGGTTGATATTTACAAAGAAGCACAACATGCAGGTGAGGTTCCTCCTGGGTGGAACCCTCCTGAGGCCACTCGCAAACCGATCCCTAAGGTATCAAGAGCAAGGCTCACTCTGGAAAACTGGCAAAAAATTTATAACGCCACACCAGAAAAACATTTTATTCGTAATGCGATGCTTCTCGCGATTGTTACGGGTCAGCGCCGTGATGACATTTGCCACATGCGTTTCTCAGATGTATGGAACAATCACCTGCATATCATCCAGAGAAAAACCGAAATGCGTCTGGCGTTACCACTGACGTTACGCTGCGATGCCATTGGAATATCATTAAAAGAAGTTATTGATGGATGTAGAGACAAAATATTAAGCCCATACCTAGTTCATAGCCGACACCAGAAGCAGCCAAAACCGATGAGTAAAGACAATGTAAGTGATTACTTTGCCAAAGCGCGGGATCTGGCTGGAATAATTCCACCAGCAGGAAAAACTCCGCCAACATTTCATGAACAACGCTCCCTGTCAGAACGACTGTACCGCGCGCAGGGTATCGATACAAAAACATTACTTGGACATAAAGTCCAGGCAACCACCGATCGCTATAACGATACTCGCGGTCAGGAATGGGTTCAGTTGGTTGTTTGA